CCTGCACCCGCCCGCCGCTCGTGATGCTGACCACGTGTGCAACCTGCCGATGGTTGTAGCCGAACGGAACGTAGACGGTCATGCCGACGGTGATCTGATCGAGGGTCATCGGCTGGTTCCTTCGGCGCCGTGCGCCGCGCAGTAGACGATGCGGGCATTGGCGTCCGCGACCTCGCAATACGATCCGTGCGCGTGCCCGGTGGTCAGCATGAAGGCGATTGTCATCGTCATCGCGAAGACGAGCGCGGCGCCCAGGATCGCAACGGCGCGGCGGACCTCGATGGTGTGGGTCATGCTTCCGTTCCTTTGCCGTAGTGCGCCAGCGCCTCGTTGAGTTTCTGCGCGACGAAGCGGACGCTGTTGACTTCGCCCCATTGCCGCTGGGCTTCGGCGTCAACGCCGAAATGGTTGGCGCGCAGCGTGGTTAGCTGGGCCAGAAGGGCGTCGATCTCGATGCAAGCGCCGATGAACTCGTTGTTTGCGTGCAGGCGGGGTTCAGTTTTGGTCATTGGTGGTTGTCCCTCGGGCCGGGCTTGAGCGCCCTGACCACTATCTAAGATATAGGCTCAATGAGCCTAGTTATCAACTACAATGCAACGGTCATTCTCGGATAAAAACGCGGAATGACTGCATAGCTCGGCTCGTAGCTGGGCGTTCATCGCATAACTGGAGATATCCATGGCCCTTCCTCCCCCTCCGCCCGGTGCCGCTGCTGGCGGGCCGCCGCCCCTCGATCCCACGGCCGGCGCTGGCGCTGGCGCGGGCTTGGGCGGCGATCCCTCGGCCGGCGCCCCGGCGGACAGCGGCGACGGCGACAATGTCGTGGTGTCGATCTGCAAGAATGACGATGGATCGTACACCGTCTATGCCGGCTCCCCGCCGGACAGCAGTGGCGGCGCCGATATGTCGGGCGACGATGCCGATGCCATGGGCGCGGCTGGCGGCGGCCCGGCTGGCAGCCCGGCTGGCGGCCCATCGAGCGGCGGCGGGATGGGCGGCGACGATGGTGGTCAGCCGGCTGATTCGATTGGGGCCGCGCTCAAGATCGCGATGGACCTCTTGCAAGCGGACAAGGGCTCGGAAGGGGCGCCCGGCAATGCCGACGACCAGCTCAACGCCGGATTCAGCGCCAGCAAGAGCCCGACGCCGGCGAGCGGGCCGAGCGGCCAAAAGTACTAAGCCCGTGCCCTCGGAAGACTACGAGGCCGGGGTGGCGGTCATGCGGGACGCTGCGCGCGCGTGGCTCCGCGCCCAGGCCAACGCCGAGCGCAAATTGCAGCGTCGGGACACGCCCATGGGGCCGGCCTTCTTGGACGCTTGCCGCCGTGCCGATCGCGCCGTGGCGGAAGCCAGGGGGGCGGCCTTCGTGGAGGCGCACAATGCGCTCGGCACGATGCCAGTGGAGCCACACAAGCCGGCCGGCAAGGTCCACTCCGGAGAGGCGGACACATGCGACACATGATGACACATGGCGCAGGCCGCGCGGCAGATGCGGCGGATGCGGCGCTTTTCCCGGATGCGCGCGCGGAACACGCGGAACACGTGGAACACCGTGGAAAACACGCGGAACACCACTGCTATCCCGCTATCCCGGATAGCGACATGATCGGAATCTGAAGGCTCCCCATGCCCATCGCCCGCAAGCCGGCGCCGAAGCGCCCCCCTGCATCAAAGCCCAAGCGGCCCGCCACCGTGACTCCGCCCATCAAGGCGAAAGCCAAGCGGGACGCCGCACCGGCACGCACAAAACTCGGATCCAGTTTTGTGCAGTCCAAAACGGCCAAGACCGCCCCCAAAACGGCCAAAACCGCCCCGGCGCCGAAACCTGCACCCGAGCGCCAACCGGCCTTGCCACCCAAGGCCAAGCGGTCGCGGGGCAAGCCACTGCACGTGCCCGACAAGGCGAGCCAGAACAGGGTCACAGTCTGGAGCGGCGGCGGCATTGAACAAGAACTGATCGCGCAATCCCTCGGGATCAGCCGTCCAACGCTGGTCAAGCACTACGCGGACCAGCTTGCGGTCGGCAAGGCGACGATGGACGGCCTTGCAGTCAGTGCCCTGGCTGCGGCGATGCAGCGCGGCGGCAAAGAAGCCGTCGTTGCCGCCAAGTGGTGGACGCAGAGCCGGATGAACTGGGTCGAGCGTGTGGTCGTGGACGACGGCAAGCCAGGCGACACGCCGATGCGCGTCATCGTGGAATTGGTCGGCGACGCTCCTACCGACCAGCACCAGCAGGCGAGGACCCGGCCAACCTTCGACGCTACCACGTACGTGGAGTTTGTCGGTTAATCGAAAATCGAATCGGTAGGAAATTTCCATTCCGATTTCCACCTCGATTTCCACCTCGATTTAATTCTAGTGACCAGAAAGGACATGAAGCCATGAAGCCCACCAACCTTGCCTGCGCCATCGCTGTGCTCTCCCTTCACCGCGAGGCGCGGGACTGGACCGATGAGGCCGTTGCGGCCGATCTGCTGACGCAACTCGGGCTCGATGCGACGGGCGAGGCGACCAACGCCAGGCCGGTGGTCGATCCGAACATGGTGACAGAGGATCAGGTCACGGCCGCCGAGGCCGCGGCTAAGGACGCGACGGAGAAGGCCAAGGAGGCGCGGGACCAATTGACCGCGCAGCAGAACGCAAACGCCGCCCAGCAGAGCGCAGACGCCCCGGCGCCAACGCCGGACGTCGCGCAGGCCTTCCCCAATGCCCCGCAGAGCGCCGACCCCGCGCCGGCAACGGCGGGCGTGGCGACATTCCCCACTGCTGCCCCGACGCCAATGGCGGGTGCGCCGAGTGCGCCGCCGTCATTCCCCAATGCCACGAACCCGGGCGGCATGGACAAGGGGCCAGAGGTAGGGCCAGCCGCGTGAGCGCGCTGGAACGCATCACCGAGCTGCTGCAAGCGGCGCGCATTGCCGGCGGCTGGATTGATGGGGACGTGGCGGCCGCCGTCCTGGATGCGCTGGGGCTGGACGAGGACGGCCTACCGGTGGCGACACCCTACAAGCCGGACATGCCGCCTGCGGCCTAGCGAAAGCCCTCGATCCAGCGGCGCACGGATGGCTCGTCCTCGTCCAGCAAGTAGCGGAAGGCGAGTTCGTCCAGGACGGTGGGATATCCCTTCGTCTCTGGATGCTTCCGCATGTCGCTCATCATTGATGCGACCGCGTTCTTGAGATCGCCGGCATTCCAATACGCCATCGCCTCCTGCTTGCACCACGCCAGGTGTTCATCCCTCGTCATCGCCTGTCCCCCATGCTGAGTGAGCCATGAGCGTCAGCCTAAAACGCCAGCCGGTCGCCGAGAAGCTGGTGCGGCTTCAACTGCCGCGCGCCGCGCCGCCGTCAGACTAGGAAGCCATGGGAGCGGGCGAAGTCGATTGGGTCATGCGCCCACTTCTTGTTGTTGCAGGGCTGACATAGGAGCGCGAGGTTGCGCTTGTCGTTCGACCCGCCGCGTGCAAGCGGCTTAACGTGGTCAACGTGGTAGCCGGACGCCAGAGACTTCGCGCACCAGGGATGGGCGCACTTGCCGCGTTGCCGCTTGAACAGTGCCTTGATGTCGTCAGCGGTATGTGTCCCGCCGTTACGACGCTTATGAGCGGCACGGTTGCGGGTGTAGGCAAGCACCTTCTCAGGGTTGGCGGCTACCCACGCGACGTACCACGCACGGACCTTGGCTGAATTGGCGATCTTATAGTCGATGGACCTAGCTCGCACTTTCTCCCTGTTGACAGCTTGGTACGCGACCACCTGTGCAATCTCTAGCTCGCGATTGCGGGCATAGTATGCAGCCCTGGCAGCCAGCACCTTGTCTGGGTTAGCGGCTCGGTAGGCATCCCGGTCTGCAAACGAGCAGGTCACGCAACGGCCATTCGACGCCATCCGTTCCGCGACATGGCCGACCGGGCAGGGCTTGTTGTTGAAATACCGCTTCGCTCCTGCCGCCTTAGCCTGGGCGCGCGTGACAACGGGGCGTGCTTGTGTGTTGGTGTCGTCAGCCATTTTTGAGTGCTCCACGCGCTCGGATGGTTAGGGTCTGACGGGGTGTTTCCAGCACTCCGGCAGACCCGTGATCTAGCAGAAAAGACCTGACATGTCTGCTTCCACTGCCAAGCCGGAAAAGTTGATTCAACTTCAATTGCCAAGAAAATTAGGCTTTTTGCTCGAATGCCACCCTTACAAGATCGCATACGGCGGCAGGTCCAGTCTCAAGTCGTGGTCATTTTCCCGCGCTTTGTTGACGCTCGGCGTGCATCAAGACCTACGCATCCTCTGTTGCCGCGAAGTACAGAAATCATTGGTCGAAAGCGTCCACCAGCTACTTATTGACCAGATAAAGGCGCTCGACCTGGGCGCCTACTACAAGGTGACGGAGAACGCCATTCGTGGCACCGCGCGCGACACGTTATTTCGCTTTACCGGGCTCGCGGATCACACCGTTGAGACCATAAAGGGTTATGAAAAGTTCGACATTTTTTGGGTAAACGAAGCTCAGTCCGTTCGCCGTCGATCCTGGCAGATTGCGCTGCCCACATTATTCCGAACACCCAACGCCGAGCTTTGGGCAGACTTTAATCCGGACTTGGACACCGATGAGGTTTGGGAGCGGTTCATCCTCAATCCGCCGCCCGGTGCAATTGTCCGCGAAATGAACTGGCGCGACGCCGTTGCCTGCGGCTGGTGGAGCCCCGAACAGGAACGGCTACGGCAATACGACCTCATCCACTCGACGCTCGAATACGCCAACATCTGGGATGGCAAGCCGCGCATCGTGCTCGCCGGCGCGATCTACTCAACCGAGGTGGTCGAGATGATCACCGAGAGTCGCTTCAGGCCGATGCCCTACGATCCGCGATACCCGGTTCACAGAATTTGGGATCTGGGATGGAATGACTTGATGGTCTGCATCATGGTCCAGAAGCCGCACCCGAGCGCCTTGAACATCGTCAACTATTTGGAAGAAAGCCATATCACGTATGCGAATATGCTCACGGCGATGGACCGACTTGGGTACAAATGGGGCACCGATTGGATGCCGCATGACGCCGAGAGCCACGATCCGAAATCCGGGACCAACGCGCGGAAACTGCTGACCGGGCTTGGATGCAAGGTGAAGATCATTCCGAAGTCGAACGCCGAGGCGCGCGTGAAGGCGGGCAGAATGATGTTTCCGCGCATTTACATGGACACCAGCAAACACGACACGCCACCCGAGCGCCCTGACCGGCTGCTGGGTGCGGGGCATTTGATGGACCGGCTAAAGCGCTACCGGCGGAACGTACCGAAGACAACGATGGAGCCGACCGGGCCGCTACACGATGTCCATTCGCACGGCGCCGATGCTTTTGGCGGGCTGGCCGAGATTGTTGATCAGATCCGGAATGAGGGCGACCGGCCGCCGCCCACGGTTGCGCCGTTCAAGAATGTGGATCCGTCGATGGGGCTGCTGGGATGAACAGGCGGGCGAACGATCAGCCGTTGTTCGGCGACCCGACTGGACCATGGATACGGACCTTTGCGTGGGTCCCGCGCTTCACCTTTGACGGCGGCACCGTATGGCTCCGGCGCATCTGGAAGCGGCACATCTTCAAGCATCAATATCTGTGCGGTGGGGCTGATTGGTGGTGGCAGTATCGCCGCTTCGATCCAGACTAGCGGCCGGTCACTTCGGCGCCGCCAGCGTCAGCGGCCCATCGAAATGCACAACGATAACGGTTGGCTGACTGCCTAACTCGTACCCGAGATAGCCGGCGAGACCGGCCACGATACCGACACCAACAGCTAACAGAATCGCGAGATTTCTCGGCGATTCCCAGAACGCCGAGGCGGTTTCGTCGCTCATTTGATTTTCCGGTTCGCGTCGCGCCACTGATCGACAATCCGCCGGATCAGGTCGGACAGAGATATCCCAAGCCGCTCCGCCTCCGCCTTGAGCGAGGCTTCCTGCGGCCCGGTCAGACTGATCATCCGTTTTTGCATCGCCACGCGGGACTACCTGGGGACTAACCCAATGAGTTTCAACAGCCCATGAGCGCCAGTTTGGCCCATCTCCCGGATGACGTGGCCGCCGTCATCCAGCCGCACATTGACGCGCCGGCCATGGAGCTATCGGCGATCGGCGTCCAGATCGCGGCCAAGCGGGAGGAAGCCAAGGCCGCGCGCAGCCAGTCGGGCATCGAGACCACCTGGAAGGAGTGCGAGGAAGCCTATTTGGGCATCGATGACGCCAACCGCTCCGAGTTCACACATGCCCGCTGGGCCAAGCCGATGTCCATGGACGGCCCGGTCACGACCGGCCGCACGCCGAAGAACATCGAGCATAAATCGACCGTCTTTCTCCGCCTGACCTCGCGCTACGTGGACGCCGGCGTGGCGAAGTTGACCGAAATCCTGCTGCCGACCGACGACAAGGCGTTCTCATTCAGGGAAATGCCGGTCCCGGAGTTGATCGAGGCGAAGGAGGACGAGAGCCAGGTGTTGCACAGCGGCATGGGCAACGCACCGCTCACCCGTCCACTGCGCCCCGGCGAGACGCCACCGCCAGCGGCCGCAGCACCCGCAGCACCGCCAGTCGCCGCCGCACCGCCGGCGGCCCCGGCACCGCCGCCAGCCGCCGCAGCACCATTGCCAGCCATGCCACCCCCGCCCGGCATGGTTGCCGCCCCGGGCGCCCCCCCAGCCGCCGCACCGCCCCCGGGCGCCGCTGGTCCAGACACCGCACCAGGCGCACCGGCACCACCCGCCGCGCCGCCACGCGTGCCGATGACCGTCGCCGACCTGGCCATCGAGAATATCGAGATGGCCCGCAAAAGGGCCAAGGCGGCGGAGACGCGCATCTACGATTGGATGGTGGAGACGCAATACCGGGCGGAACTGCGAAAGGTTATCAACGACGCGGCCCGCATCGGCGTGGGCGTGCTGAAGGCGCCGACACCCCGCTCTAAGCGGGTCATGGCCGTGCTCAATGCCAAGGGTGGCGGCGTCGAACTGGTGATCAAGGACAAGATCGTCCCGTCCGCTATGTGGGTCGATGCGTGGAACGTCTTCCCGGATCCCGCGTGCGGCGAGAATATTCACGACGGCGACTATGTGTTTGAGCGCGACCACATGAGCGCGCGGCAGGTGCGTGACCTCAAGAAACTACCGGGATATATTGCGTCCGCGATCGACCAGGTGCTCAAGGAAGGGCCGGGCAAGGTCAACACGGAGGGCGATGGCCGCAACACCGGGGCGCAAAAGGGCCGTTACGAAGTCTGGTATTTCTACGGTACCCTGACCCGCGACGAGATGGATGCGATCGACCGCGCGGCCGGCAAGGATTTGCAGGACGACGCGCCCGACGAGTGCCACGTGATCGTTACGCTAATCAACGACAGCGTTGTCCGCTCGGCGATCAACCCGCTCGACAGCGGCAGCTTCCCGCATCACTCGATCCCCTGGCAGCGACGCGCGGGGCACTGGGCCGGCGTGGGCGTGGGCGAGCAAATGAAGACGCCGCAGAAAGTCACTAACGCGGCGTTGCGGGCGCTGCTCAACAACGCGGGCAAATCAGCGGGCTCGCAATTCGTCATCGACATGGCGGCGATCCGGCCGGCGGATGGCAATTGGACGATCACGCCGGACAAGATTTGGGAAAAGACGAACGACGGCTCGGTCGATGTCCGCCAGTCGTTCATGGCGATCCAAATTCCTAACGTGACACAGCAACTCTTGGAAATCATAACCCTGGGCGAGCGGTTCGCCGAGGAAACCACGTCGATCCCCCTGATTACGCAAGGGCAGTCGGGCGCGACCACGCCGGACACGTTTGGCGCCGCGCAGTTGCAGAACAACAACGCAAACCAATTGCTGCGCTCGATCGGCTATGCGTTCGATGACTTCATTACCGAGCCCGTGGTGAGGCAGTTTTACGAGTGGCTGTTGCTCGATCCAGACGTG